ACAGATATGAACAGAAGCCGCAAAACCTGTGTAAGTGGTGTTCATTCCACAAATCGCAGGGCGGCCCCTGTGATGCAGAGATACCATCTTGGAAACCTTCTTTCAAAAAACGCAAGAAAGAAAATTATGCAGATATAGACTCTAAAACTAAAATAAATATAGATGTAGAGTCACAATCTCAATTCCCTGACTTCGATTAGGGTAATCTTTAAATACTAGCGTCATGTAAAAATATACATGGCGCGCTTGCATATTAGCTGGAGGATTATATGAAATCAGAGCAAATGTTAGTTTTAACTAATATGCTAGGAAAAATAATTGCAGAATTGGATGATGTAAAAGAAATGTTAAGGCAAAGTACATACGAAGATTTTGTAGGTGAGGAAGAGTGATAGAATGGATAGACATTCTAACCATGTTAGCGATAGGAATGGCAGTGATGGGGATTGTACTTGTTTTCGCAGTACTTGTGGCATATGTGCGCCGTATGATTCCACAGAAACCAAGTATCAACCTAGAACCAAAAAAGAAGAAGGAGATACCAAAGATGAGTGACCAACAAAAAGAAAGTGTAACATTCAATGACATTTTCATGTTTATGATTGCTGTACCTTTAGTTTTACTCTGGGTAGGGTTTGCAGGTTATGTTATATGGCATGGACTGAGAGACCCAACTGTTCTAACACAAATTGAAGGATACACAACTTTGATTGCTATTTTAGGAGGTCCAGCCCTTCTTATTATCAAAGATGCACTAGATGTTTGGAAACAAGAACAAGCTGAGAAGACTGCATTCTACAAGATAAAAGCACAAGCTGTTATCGATTATAATGACGCTGCTCAGAAACAAGCTCAGATGATAGAAGCTAAACAGCAAGACCAAGAACATAAAATGGAAAACAAGAAGTAAGGAGATAAACTATGGATAAAATAATAAAGAAAGACTCAGACAAAATGGGTCAGCAAGAATACGTTGGCAAATCTTTCAAACTACTTAAGTTAGATGGAACTGGAGAGATTGCACCAGATAATAATGATGCAGTTCAGATTCCTAACGTTGAGTGGGTAAAGAAAGTTAGAGCCAACGGTGCATCCGAATCTGTTAAATACGGAGAATAAACATGGCACCTAGAAAAACAACTAAACGTAAAGCACCTGCAAGACGAAAGGCACCTGCGAAGAAACGCAAAACAAAGTCAAGAGTTAACGAGGCTGGTAACTATACCAAACCTACAATGAGAAAGAGGTTGTTTAATAAAATCAAAGCAGGAAGTAAAGGTGGAGCACCGGGCCAATGGTCAGCTAGAAAAGCTCAGATGTTAGCAAAACAATATAAAGCTGCTGGCGGAGGATACCGTTAATGGCTTTGAAAAAGTCCCAGAAGTCCCTCAAAAAATGGGGTAAACAAAAATGGGGCTATGTCACAAAAGGTGATGAAAAGAAACCAAAGTCTCAACGTGGTAGATACTTACCAAAGAGTGTTAGGTCTCGACTAACCAAAGGACAGAAAGCAGCAACGAACCGCAAGAAACGTAAAGCTGGTGGAGTGGGAAGTAGAGCAAAGTATTCTAAGAAAATTAAAAAAGCAGTAAGGAGGGCCAAATAATGCCATATCACGGAAAAAAGAAAAAAGGTAAAAAGATGAAAAAGAGGTAAGCATGAGAAAACACTACACTAAAGATGGTAAAGTATTCAAAGGTACAACACATAAAATGCCTAATGGACAATTACATTCTGGTAAAACACATACTAAAACTTCAAAAAGAATTTTTCATTATGGTGAACTCTCAAAGAAAGCACAGGCTACAGCAAGAAAACAAAGAGGTAAATAATGGCACCGAAAAAGAAAAAAGACCCAAAACTTGTTAGAGCAGGAGTATCAGGTTATAATAAACCAAAGAGAACCCCTAACCATCCCAAAAAGTCACATGTGGTAGTAGCTAAAGAAGGAACCAAGACTAAACTAATTAGGTTTGGTCAACAAGGTGTTACCACAGCAGGTAAGAAGATGGACCCAAAGTCCAAAGCCCGAAGAAAGAGTTTTAAAGCGCGCCACGCTAAAAATATCAAGAAGGGTAAAATGTCTGCAGCTTATTGGGCTAACAAAGTTAAATGGTAAGCTTTATATACACACACATTCTAAATATGTATGGGCACCCGCCACAGGGCCATTGCTCCATAGGTTACTTATCGCAAGTGCCATCGTGGGAGCCCCAATATGGAGATATCAACATATGAACAACACAAATAATGAAACAGCAGGTAATGAGACAGCAGAAGAGGGTAACCTAACTGCTATCTTAGATACTGTAGAAGAATCTGGAATGTTAGACGCTTTGATGGACGACCCATTATTAGCAGCATTAGCTGCACTGGTATTAGGTTTAGGAGCTTACGTAGCTTACACCGTACCTGCAGTAAAAGAGTTAGTTTTTAAATACTTAAAGAATAACGAAGCTGAACTAATGGATTTACTAGATAAGAATCTATCTAAAGCCCAGATGAAAGCTTTTGAAAAGCTAGATGAAACAGCACAAAAGCACGTTAAAGATTCCTTAGTCCGAAATGTACTAATTACAGCTTGGGACGAGAAAGATGACGAGCTAGCTAGTCTTGTTAAGTCTAAAGTCAAATCTGCCCTTGATGAAGGGAAAGGACTTTGAACGTAGAGGAATACGAGACTCGATTACGTCGAAGGGTAGGAGAAGCTGAATATGAACGTCATAAAGAGCTTGTCCGCCTTTTGGCACGTAATCTTGCGCTTGAAGACGTGTTGTGGGAAGAAATTCTTATATGTATTCGGGATGTTAACGCTAGAACAGAGTTACTGCGACAACGAAACCAAATAGTAAGAGATATCCATACAGAATTTAGAGCATTGAATATTGAAGTACCTACTGAAATGGAAAAGAGTGCAGAAGGTTTTGGTTCATTCTTAGAGGAACTAGTAGATGATGAAAAACGAGAGTCACCTGAAAAGCCTGTTGACAGGTAAAGGTGGAGTAGATTCACGACAATTAGAAAAAATCTTCGCTAAATGTAGAGACGACAAAGAAAAGATGCGTAAATTAGTACGTGCGTTTTGTACAGCGTACTTAATTGATAATAAACAGAGACCTTTACGCATGAGACCCATGCAAGAGGATATTGTATTAGAATGTTTAACAAATCGTAAAGATGGTAAACAAAAAAAGTTAGCTATATTAGCACCACGAGGAAGTGGAAAATCTTTCGCTTTATCAGTAGCGGTGACTATATATATGTTTTTTAATAGATTTAGAGATTTAGTATTTATACTGGCTCCTACAGAAGACCAAGCTGCTTTAATTTTTAATTATGTTTATAGACACTTTGCTGACAACACTTTTTTAAATGGATTAGTAGCAAACTATCGGTTTCATAATAAGCCCAACATAACACTTAAGGGGGGCACAGTTATGAGAAGAGCTCCGTTAGCGCCTAGTAACCAAGGTCAAGCTATACGAGGACAACATCCTACGTTCCTAGTAGTTGATGAGTCTCCACTCATCGACGATAAACTTTTTATTGATAACGTAGAACCTGCTATTGTATCTAACAAAGCACCATTTATTAATCTTGGAACACCAAAGTCTAAAGATAATCATATGTGGAGGTACTTATATGACGATAATTATGGAGATACTTTTACTAGATTACATTACACATGGAGAGACGCCGTGAATAAAGGTGATGCCTATTCAGCACCTTATACTGAAGAAGAAATGTTAGATAAGATGACAGAGTGGGGTGAAGAATCTATTTACTGGAGAACAGAGTATGAATGTGAGTTTGTAGAGTCTGTAGCGAATGTTTTTAGTCCAGAAAAAATTAAAAGGTGTTATGATGATTACGAAATTAATAGATTGGATGAGTATGGATTCGAAGGAGGAAGCAATATTACTGTTGGGGTTGACATTGGTAAATCTGTTAACTCTACTGTTATTAGTGCATGGTCCCTTGATAAAACTGCTGATTCAAATATTGCAAGGCTTGTATACATTGAAGAAATCAATGCTAGAACTGGGGGACACGATATCCCATACCAACGTCAACGTATTATGGACATTACCACTCAGCTTAGTGCTAGTCGTCTCATTGTGGACTGTACTGGTATTGGTGGTGCGGTTGAACAAGATTTACGGTTGGCGTGTTTAGATGCTGGTGTTCATTTCGTTCCTTTCGTTTTTACGGGTGGCCCTAAAGGTACTAAAACGCAAATGTACAGAGATTTCGTTTCTTACATACAACAAGGAAGAGTAAAAATACCTAATCCAGAGAATTTACAACCAGATATGGCTAAACTAGTTAATAAATGGGTAAAAGAACACATTGAGTTAGAATATACGATGGATGCTGCTAACAAAACAGAAAAGATAGCTGCACCTAACGGTAAGCATGATGATTATTGTGACAGTTCTGCTATGGGTATACACGCTACTTTGAGTATGCTACCTATGTCTGGTAACTTTGGTAGTTCTATAATTTCAAAAAGAATCAATAGACCATCACATAATATGGGTAAAGCCTCTGGTCCGTCGTTTTTTACAACAAAACAGCGAAAAGTTACACTAAATAAACATCCTCTAAGGGGAATCTAACAAAAACTTTATATACTCATTAAGATTAATTATTTAAAGCCATGTCGTTTATAGATAATGTTAGACGTAGGTTTGCTTCAATTGGAAGTAACCCTGCTTATAAAAAAGACGACCCCCGCAGTTACGGAGAGGGTGTAATCAAAAGATTAAAAATCAATAGAGGATTTAGTATTGGTCAGGAAAAAGATTACGAACCACATATAGGTAAAAATAGAACTTATATGAATGTTTACTTATCTGACCCTATTGTTAGAACTTTGATAGATTTACCATGTCTGTACGCTGTAAAAGATAATTTTGATATTGTAACAGACGATGATGATTTACGTGAAGAAATCGAAACTATGTTTAGAGATATCAATATTGAACA